GAGCGCGTCTCATTGACTCAATACCAGCATGGTTATTAACACCGGTTCCGTTATCGTGACCTAGCATAATATCTGATACGATCTTAAGAACATCGTTAATACCCTTTGCCTTACCTCTCCAATATGCGGGGTGTGCATTAGGCGTTTCGTCTAATAGTGGTTTATCTAAATACTCCATAATGTTAATTATAATAGTGTTCGTTAATATCAACTATATACTAAACAAATCAAATAGTTCAGTTCGAACATTCTCTGTTGGCTTTCTTACTTGCCAATTAACTGTATCATAAAACCTCTTTATTGCTTGAAAGAGAATTTTTTCAAACATCTTTTCATAGTCTATTTTAAACGTTTCTTTAAACTCTTGTGGGTATTCATACTTAAAACCAATACTTTCTATACCAAATTTATTTGGTTGCTGAACGTATAGATATCTAATCTTATCGCCTGATGTAATTGTTTCAAACTTATTAGATTTAAATACATTAGCTAATATATGATTGTGATAGTAGGCAGATTTAACATGAATAGGCATTCCTTTCGGAATAGTAAAATCTCTACACTTTGAAGCGTATTTATCGTATCCTTTTACCCCCATTACAAAAGCGATTTCTTCTGGAGAAAGACTCTTGAATATCTCATATGTTTCAGTTAGTAACTCGTTAGTCTCTTTTAAAGACTGTGTGCTAAGCATCGTCTCAATGATCTTTTTAGCGTACGGCTTAATAGCATTTGGCATTGTTGTGCGTACAACCTCAACACCGGTATATTTATATTTGTTAGTTTTGATACCTTCATCATCCAGGATGTGCATTACGTATCGCTTCTTCTGTAAAAAGACGCCTACATCAGCAATGCATTCTCTCTTGAAAACAAATCTGCAATCCTTTGTTCTGAGATCACGCATCGCCCATTTAGTAATATTATTATTAAGATATGCTTCAATTTCTTCTACTTCAGCATAAAACTCTGGGGTAATATCTTCACCCTTCTTAACAGGGACTTTATCTTTAATACAGGCTAATGAAAAGTAAAGTGAGTCTGTATCTGAGTAAACCCAACTATCATCGAGAGTATGTTTATCAGTGATATTATACTTGTTAGTAAGGTATTCCTGCAGAAGTTTACCAGCTTGTTTAATTACAGCCTGACCTGTTAGTGTAACGGAGGATGCGATATCATCGTCGCCGATAGGAGCTTGTTTATTGCCCATGTATCCATAGCAGGAGTTAATCAAAATCTTAATAACCATCTGTTTGGTGTTAAGACGCTCGTATTCGAAATATGTCTCTTTATATTCTGCTGTACCCTTAGTAAGAGATTGGAGTTTAGTCTTAACCTCGTACAACTCCTTTTTAATTACTACACGCTGTTTGTAATAATAATCGAGGAATTCCGGTATAATTCCTTGTTTTTTCTGTGTAAATAGAAACCCAGCTTTCGTCAAGGCTAGCTCTTCTTGCTTTACAAAATGTGCAAACTTTTCTTTTGTTAGCTGAAATAATTTACCTGATACATGTTGGATAGTTACCTCATTATCTGATGTTTTTTCCACTTTACCTATCTTAGTTTCCGGTGATAAGTTTAGTGATATCATAACATTAGGATACAGGGAGTTAGCGTCAAAGGAGACTAAACTTTCCTTAAATCCATTTTTAGGTTCAGCGACGTAAGCACCAGGATTCTTACCGTCTGTATTAGATCTCACGAACGTAGATAGCACTTCTTTACGTGACCTAGCTCTAATTGTTAACGCACCGTTAATAACGGATATCGTACCCATAGCACCTTCGAGAGTAGTCAGACCGACATAGGACAACATTCTCAATAGTGATACATATTGCAGCTTTTCTTCTAGTTTTACAAGAAGATTAACGTCTTGAATGTTATAGTCTACAAACTTTTGCCAGTCTGTATCGGCAAGAGTAGCAAGATCGATATCACCGTAATCAATTTTATTTTCACCTAATTCCAATTCTGCAATAGCATCTAATTTATATGATTCGCGAAGCGTTAAGCAGAATCTTCTATAGATGTCTAGATAGTCTAGACAAGAGATACCATCGATGTAGTAACGCTTTTGCTCTCTACCGAACTTACCTTTGATTGATCTAAAATAGATATTTTGTAGTGGCGATAATCTATTAACATACTCGTTACCTAGTATCTTTTCACATCTATTAATAATATAAGGTATATCGAAAAACTCTGAGTTCCACCCGCTCAAAATATCCGGATAATCTTCTTCAATATACTCAATAAATTTTATAAAAAGCTGACGCTCATTTTTACAATGCGTGTAATTTACATTCGATTCACTTGGTGTATAAGGTTTTAAACCAAAGGTATTAAATGTTTTGGTGAAATTATCATAACAGGTTATAACATTAACTGTATGATTTGGATTGTCAATATCAGGAAACGAATCTACAGAATATGTTTCGATATCTATAAACATAGTCTTTAGAGGATGTTGCGAAAACTCTGGAGTTTCATTCTCCCTCCAAAAACAATCAATTAAATACTGCTGACTAGCAGGTAGGTTCTCAAACACTCTCTTAACTCCCGAATCGCCAATAAATTTATTTCTATCATACGCAGTATTGAAAACGCGCTTTTTGACTTTCGTGTTAAAGATAGAAGTCTTATCACCTCTAGGATCCTCTAGATAAAGATACGGGTTAAAGCTTACATCATACGAAACGCGCTTACCATTTTCATCCCAGGTAAAGAGTCGTATAGATTGATTGCGACCATTATAAATAGCATTTCTATACATCGAGTTTATTGTAAGCTAGATCGAAGATTTTTCAATAGCTATCAATTCCACCTCTTAAGATATTTGCGCTCTGGAGACCCGTAAGGTGTATTAAGAACTTCAAGATGGCAGCCGATATTTTCTTTCGATTCCAATAATCTCTGCATTCCAATATGTCTAAACAATTCAGTATTTCTATAATACTGTGCTTTATTTTTAAGAATCGATTCAAGTTTCTGCTCTAGATCTTCACCTGTTTTAAACTTAAGAAACTCCGGGGCATTTTTATACGTTTCCATATCCTGTACTAGGCAAGGAAGTCCTAATACACATGCTTCTATAAACTTAATGTCAGATTTTGATCTATTAAAGCTATTATCTAATAGCGGTGCAATCATTACTTGAGCATTGAGACTGTTAATAAAGTCAGGATAATCAGCTAAACTCTGCCAGTTATGGAATTCAATCTTCTTACTTTGTATGAAAGGAAGTAGCGGTGGTGGGAAAGCACCTACAAAAACCCATTGATATTTATCAACTGTTTTCTTTACGAGTTCTACCACATGTGAAAAATCATCTATACCACCATTTTTATTATCGACATCATAATGTGCTCCTGAGCCTGTATACAACACTCTAGGCTTCTTCTTATTTTTATCGTAGTTATTCCAGATGCGATTTTTATTATATTGATGCCCCATCCATGAATAAGGTACAAAATTAGGTATAACAGTGATTTCTTTTTTACCAGTTCTCTCTTGATATAGCTTACGCATATAGTCACAAGTTACTGTAACCTCATCACAAAGATTAATAATCTCAATACAGTTGTTTCTGATCTCATCATTATCAAATGCGAATTTGAATTTATTATAATCTGGAATATCCTCTCTAAAGACTACATCATCAACCTCATACACTAGTTTAAAGCCGTGTTGTGGTTGAATGCTCTTGAGATATTTTATAAACTCACGCTGATCGCTCGATGCCTGTCTCTGCACCTTTACACATTTTACACCCGTATACCACCTAGGGTCGAATACCATAGCTGTTAATGATGTAGAGCAGCCTGCACCTGTAGCGTTAATTAGATTTTCAGGCCATAAAATACGCCAGAATCCACAACCGGAATAATCTGCGAGGTAATTAACATACCTTGGTAGTGATAGCTCTCTAGGTTGCGGTTGATTTATTTCTTGCGGACGTTGAGGTAGAGTATTGCTAAAAGAAGGAGCGAAGGGCTGCGGAAAGGGACTAGCAAAAGGACTTGCAAACATATCTTATATATAATTTAAAATTCTGAATAATCAACGCGTCTTGTAATGCCATTTTCCTTTTCCAGAAATATAACATCACCTGTAACAGCTTTTACTGATTCTTTTCTATGTGATATAACTATCGAGCACTCATTAAAAATATCGACACGTTCTTTTAGAATATCAGTAATATGATCTATACCCTTTTCATCAAATGATGAATCGAATAACTCATCATATATCGC